TGCAAGCTATTATCCAAATAATGCAAGATTTGAAAATTCGTGGATTGGATGAAGCATCTTCTGGGTTCCAGTTCTTACAAGCTATGCTTGAGGCAACTGCTAGTCAAATGCAAGCAGTTGAAACAGCGACTGAAAGAGTTTTAAACATCTTGCCTGACTTTGCAACTGTAAGTGATGGAATGTTTGGTTCAGTTGAAGACACATTTCGATCTGGGCTTGGTCAGTCAATGTTTGATGCTTTTATTGGAGACTTTGATTCCGGTGCTATTGCTTCAAAGTTCACCGGACTAAAAACTGAAATAGATGCTTTACTTTCTCAACAAGCAGATGAAAGTTTTGACTGGACTACAGAACTTCAAGAACGTCTTGACAATCTACTTATATCATATGGTGAAATGACTGCACAAGCAGCATTATTTGCAGAAATAGGAATACAGACTCTTGCTACTGTAACTGAGAGTGTTGCTTCTGGAATTTGGGATTTAGGAAGTGCAATGGCAAGCGGAGCAAGTGCAACAGATACAATGCTCACTTCATTAGCAAACTTAGCCATTGAATTGTTGCGGATAATCCCCATGATGTTGATTCAAACTGGTCTGCAACTAATGTTGAACCCTGCTACACTTCCTGTTGGTCTTGGGCTAGTTGCTTTAGGAATAGCAGGACTGTTTGCTGGTGGTGCTATAGAGGGGACTCTCAATGGTAGTTCAACTACTGAGACGATGGCTTCTGGTGGTATAATTTCCTCACCTACAAGAATGGGAAACGTATTAGCTGGTGAAGCAGGAAAAGAAGCTGTGATGCCCCTTGCTTATACCAATGACGGAAACCTTGGGGTTCATATTGCTGGAGGTGGGACGGCTCCTGTAGTGAATATAGAAATAAGAAATTATGCTGGTGTACAAGTAGAGGAAGAACAACAACCTGATGGAAGCATTGCCATAGTTCTGCGTAAAGCAGTAAAGGGAATGATTGCTGACGGTTCTGTTGATAAAGAGATGAATACTCGGTATGGTGTATCCTCCCGAGGAAGGAGCTAGTTATGGCGGTCAATTGGCCTTCAACATTACCTAAAAATATTCTAAGAGACGGGTTCTCTTTTACCCCACAGTCTGGAATTGTTCGATCTGAAACAGAATCTGGGTTCCCCCTTGTTCGAAGACGGTTCACTGGTGTTTCTCAAATGTTAAATGTGTCAATGGTATTTACTCCAGAACAATTTCTCACATTCAGAACATTCTTTAACAACAGTGTGGCTAATCCAGTGTTACCTGGTGTGGCTCATGGGTCTTCACGATTAAACTTTCCTGACCCAATGTGGTTTCCTTCTACTGGAGAAACAGAAGAAGATCGACCAACGGTCGAGTGCCGTTTTATGATTGAATCTGGTGGACAACCTTACAATGCTGTCCCTGACGGAGACTCAAGAGACTGGAGAGTTTCTTTTGTTTTGGAGGTGCTTCCAAGTGCCTAGAAACATAAGCCAAAATTTTAGAAACCAATTAAATGGAACAGAAGTATATGATACTCCACTGGTAATACTTAGTATTACTCATGAGAGTATTACTCCACAAGTTATTCGAGTTGTGAACAACAACCAAGATATTATCTATGATGGTGACACATATCTTGCTACTTCTTTTTCATTCGTCCCTCCAGAAGAAGAGGGAGAAAGTTTGTCAAACGCAAAACTCACGATCAGTAACATCGACCGTAGATTCATTGCTTTGTTTCGAACTATTTCTGGGTCTCCTTCTATTACCGCAGAGATTGTTCTTGTTGGTGATAATGTTGTAAGAGAAGCTGGGCCGTGGGAATTTCAGCTTAGTCAGATAAGTTACAACAGTCGATCCATAACGGGTGTGTTGTCTTACGATTTACGCATTGATCAAATACTATCTCCATTGAAAGTTACACTTACCAATTTCCCTGGGTTGGTGCAATAATGTTTGACATCAATAAATATATTAAGATTCCGTATAAATCTCATGGTAGAGATTTTGATGGTTGTGACTGTTATGGACTAGTTCGTCTTGTGCTAAATAATGAGTTTGGGAAAAATCTTCCTGACTTTTGGGACTACACTTCGGCAGATGATGGCACAAGTGTTCAAGAAATACTCTTGGATAACAAGCCACTTATTGCTTCCGAGAAGAAAGAATCACCAGAAATTGGTGATGTAGTCTTATTCAAATTTCATGGTTACACCAGCCACATGGGTGTGTATGTTGGGAATAATATGATACTTCATGTTATTAAGAACATTGATTCTTGTTGTGTACCAATTGACCAGGGTATGCTGAAAGGGAGAATAGAGGGATATTATGGAATCAAATAAAGTCAGACTGACAGTAATGGACAATCCTTTCTCTACTGAAAAAGAAATACATGAAGTAGAGCGAGACACATTTAGAAACTTATTTGTAGAACACACTCGAAACAAGTACCCAATTGAACAGGCAATCTTTGTTGACTTCGATCAACGGGTTACTGACCCAGATACAATTCCAACTAGTGACCACATAATCATTAAAATACTTCCTGACGGTGGTACTGCGGAAGAAAGAAAATCAAGTGGTAAAGGATTTCTCGCTTTTGCTGCATCAGTTTTCCTTATTGCTATTCTTGTTGTTATTAGTGGTGGTACACTTTTAGCTGCTGGTATTCTTGCTGGAACTGCTGTGTTGTTTGGGGGGGCTGGTGCAGCATTAATTGTTGGTGCAAATAAAGAGATTGCAGCAAGACGGGATAAAGCAAGTAATCAAATAGGTATTCGTGGCTCAAAGAATAGAATAAACCTTGGAGGAAGAATTCCCATTGTCCTTGGCAGACATCTTGTTTTCCCAGACTACCTAGCCAACCCATATGTTGAAAACATCCCCAACTCTGACGATCAATATGTCTACATGCTTTTTGGCTTCGGATACAAAGATGTTAAAATTGATGAAAGCACTTTAAAGTTCGGAGACCTCCCTTTCTCGAATCCAGCAGTTATTGGTGCTGGGCTTGTTAAAGACGTACACTATGGCTCTTCAACACAACACTCTCTTTACTCAAAAAGAATCAGACCAACATACCCTGGCACACCAATATACAACTATCCAGGTGAATCACCAGCAGAAGTATCAGAGCTAACATCTACAACTGGTAGTGGAACATATCTTGCTTCTGTGGGATTGTCTTTTACTTCTGGAATAGCCAGGTATGAAAAAGATAGTGGAGACAAATTATCTTACAGCATTCCTATAAACATAGTTATTAGTCCAGTAGAAGACCCAGGGGTAACAGCTCCAGTAACATCATTTACTTATACTACGAAAGGCTCTAGCACTGTTGGTGTAAGCACCTCTGGCTCAACCCTTGTATTCACTGACAATCGGGTAAAGCCAATGAGAAGACAAGTTGATATTGATCTCCAATCAAATCTCACTGTCTGGAATGCTTCTCCTTCTAAAACATTCACGATCACTATCACTGCATCTTCAACCACGAAAGACCCAACTTATGTTGTAGATAGGGCTGTTGTTGAGTTTATTAACTTTACTGTCTTTAATGGTTCTGGGCCAACGGTTGGAAACGTAGAAGTAATACCTTCAGACATTAAACAGAAACTAACCACTATGGCTGTCAGAGTCAAAAGTACTGATTCCCTTCAAGGTGTCCTTGATGAAGTCAGTGCTGTTGCAACTTTGGAAACAAGAATCTATGATCCATTGGCTACTGGGACTGGAATAGACAAATGGCAAACACTTGCTCAAACTCAAAACCCAGCATCAGCATTTGTGTACTTACTCACAAATGAACTTGTTAATCCCTATGGAGCAAAGAATCTTTCTAAAGTCAATTGGGATTCTCTTGGTGAGTTCTACGATTTCTGTGAGGGTGGTGGGTATTCTGGTGGTTCTTCCATGAAAGCCAACATGGTCATAGGTGAGGAAATAAAGCTCGAAGAAGCTCTTAGCTCTGTCACATCACCATTCAGATCACTATGGACAATTGTTGATGGTAAAATACGTATCATCACCGACAAACCAAACCCATACATCACTCAATACTTTACTCCAAAGAATGCAAGAGATTTCAATGGTAACATTGTATACGATATACAAAATGATGCACTTCGAGTCAGCTTTGTGGATGAAACTGTCTGGGAAGATCGAGAGATCATTGTATATAGAGACCCCGACAATCCAACAGAAGAAAAGATTGCAGACTTACCAGTAGTAGCCATCACTACAGAAGAACACGCACACTTCCTAGCAAAGTATGCACTGGCGACTCAATCTCTTCGACCTGAGCAATTCTCATTCACTGCTGACATTGAGTCGCTTGTCTGTGTAATTGGTGATCGTATTCAAATCACCACAGATGCTGCACTCATTGGGTTAGACACAACCACTCGTGTTCTTGGTGGAATACAAGATGAGCTTGATGATACTAAGTACAAATACTTAATCGTTGATGAAGAAGTATTTTTTGAAGACGGTAAAGATTATGGACTGGTTCTTCGTCCACAACTCGATAGTGAAACCGATGGCACTGATAACAATATCCTCAGACTCAATATTGTAAAACCAGTAAGCAATGTTAATACCGTTCTTGATGGAGAAGGTGAGAGATATATATTTGAACTCGAAACCCCAGTATTGAAGACAAAAATATATCCCCAGATGCTGTGTATGCCTGGCGAGCGAGGTCAAGAGACTCTTGATCTTATCATCCAAAGCATACGCATGTCTGATACCCATACAGCAGAAATTGAAGGTATCCCTTATTCTCCTGAAATTTACACCGCAGAACAAGGTCCAATTCCTGAGTATGTTAATCGTATTACTACACCTCCACAAACCTCTGGGGATTTCAATTCAACCGGAGTGTATGACCCTGCAAGAGAGCTTGCTGAATTACAAGACATTGCTCGTGAAGGGATTGGTAAAGTTTCATTCGGACAACTTGTTACTGGTCTTGAAGATGGGGAAGAGATAACCTCTTTATTGCCTCCAAATTTAGCATTATCTTCTCAGGGAAGAACTGTAGCTATTGCATTTGCACAACCTTTAGGAATTGTATCTTCAACTTATCGACACGAGTTACAGATTTCATTAGATCAAATTGATTGGTTTGCTTTAAACAATCCCGGCTCTGACCCATCGCAAGACCCTGTTGGGTGGCAAGATTCTTGGAAGTCATCTCCAGACCCATTGGCAACTATTGTATATGGGTATGAGTACATTCACAATAGAGTGCCATTTGCTGGCACAGAAGGAATCCCATTAGCTAGGACATACTATTATAGAGCAAGGGCTGTAACTGGTGTTTCTACTCCGGTTTATTCTGCATGGCAAACCTATGCAATTACTATTCAACCCCTTGTCACTCTGGATTTTGATAGTGGAAGTATTACAACCGATAAACTTACGGCAAACTCAATCACTACTGACAAGTTGGCTGCTCAGTCAGTTACTGCTGAAAAACTTGATGTTTCTCTTTTGACTGCAAACAACATCCAATCTCCAAACTATGTTGCTAATACCACAGGTTTTAGAATTAGTGCGGATGGTACTCTCGATTTCCGAGAAGGGATCATTGGTGGATGGCTCTTAGATGAACTAACCATAAAGTCTCAAGATGCAAATGCAAGAGTTGAGCTAAATAAAGAGTTTAACCGTATAGCTATATTTGATGACAATACCACCAAGGTTGCTCTTGGGTTTCTTGATGGCTTACAGAAGCAAGATGGTAGTGGTGTATGGGGGCCAACAGATTATGGTCTATGGGTTCGACCAGGAGATACTGCTCGCTTTGATGGTGACATAAACTATCAAGAAGGCAAAATGTTTATCCAATCAGATGCCTCAATAGTAATTGATGATGGAGTGTTCAATGATGGGCCAAGTGGCTTGATCCTTGGATTTGCTTCTGTTGCTGTTGTTGAGGATGTCAATATTGGATTTGCTTCTGTCACAGATGTTAGCAGTGCTATGTTTGGTGGATCAGGGGCATTGACAAAAGTAGTAATACGACTAGGCACTGTTGATGGAGAGAAAGGGTTATTTGTTAATGAGGACTATTTCCCTGGAGAGTTCCATGCAGAGTACTTACAAAACAGATTCTATGTTGGTTCTCCTGGACAATCTATTTCTTGGTTTGATGGCACCCTCACGGTTGAAGGTAATGTAACTGTTGCAGATGGCAGTATAACTGCTGAAAAAGTTGACTTCACTAGTGTATTTGCAGAAAACATAGTTGTTCAGCCTAGTGGTTCTATTTCTTCTGGGTTTGATACTGTTACTGGACTTCCGACTGACGGCGGTTTCTGGTTGCAAGGGGTTAACGGGCCTGGTCCCCAGACACTTTGGATTGGTGATGACTCAGATTATATCAAATACAGTGGGGCAGCAGGTCTTACTATTAAAGCTGAACAACTCAGTGTTGAATCTGCTGGAAGTATTTCTTTTGTTGGTAGCAGTTATTGGTTTTCTAATTCTGATGAACTTCGTGGTGCATCAAGTGTTGCCCTTGGCGCAGACACAGCATCACGTGGGTTTAGGTCAACAGCACTAGGATCAGCAGCAGTTGCATATTCAACAGAAGATGTCGCTTTGGGTTTTAGTGCAGATGCTTTAGCAGGATACGGTGTCGCTATTGGGGCATCATCCCGAGTTAATACAGCGTATAGTGTTGCAATTGGGCGGTCGGCTTTGGCCGATGACACAGACCCAGTTTATTCTGGAACACAGTCAGTTGCCATTGGGCATAATTCTTTTACTGGATCAGTTCAAACTGTTGCCATTGGTGACAATGCTGAGGTTACAGCCGCAGCTGGGGTTGCTGTTGGAGCTTATACACGTGTGAATCAAATATATGGTATTGCTATAGGTGGTGTCGCTGTATCTAATGGTGGGGTCGCCATCGGTACTTCAGCTCGTGCTGGGCTAAACAGTATTGCTCTCGGGCATGATGCCATAGCCGATTCTGATGACTTATTAAGTATCCACCTTAGATACTCTGAACTCCGCTATAAAACGTGGATCGCCAATACACCATTGTCAGTAGTTTGGGCATGGCTTTCCACTGAAAGTACACTTCCTGTTGGAGGATCGTGTGCAATTATTGGTCGTTACAGTTCTTTTGATACAGCACGAATAGTGCATGATCCTGTTAATGTGTATAAATTGTATAACCATGCTGGAAGTCCTGTAACAACAATAACAAATGATCCTAATCTTGTTATTACACACAATATGGGGTTATTTATATTGACATTCTAAGAGATGCAGAATTGAGTTTAATGATGCAGGAGCTGTAACGTATATTGGATACAATTAGGGGTAATAGATGGATCACAACAATTGGAAGTTTGAGTTTGAGGAAAAACAAGCAAAGAGAAAAGCAAGGATTCGTGTTATAATAGCACTTATTATGTCAGCAATTGTATTCTATATGATTGCCAGGCTTTTTACATCAGAGGTTCCGCAAGGTAACAGAGAAGTAATTTATCTTCTTGTAGGCAATGCAACTGGAGCATTTTTTGGAACACTGATTAGTTTCTATTTTGGGGATTCAGAAGGAAGACTAGATACATCGAGAGAGGAGAAAAAAAATGAAGAGCACAAGGAATAAAGTAGCAGCAATCACTTTTGTGTTTTTGCTTGTCTTAGCGGTTGGGTTTTTTGCCCAAAGGTCAGATTCATCTTTATGGGAACAATGGTTCACTATGTTGAAGTGGCTTCTAGGTTTCTGGTTTGGTTCAAAGACTATTACAGATATGGGTAAATCAATTTGGTACAGACCGGAGATGGATGATGAGCATAAAACAGAAAATCAGTAATTTCTTCAAGAAGAACTGGCAACTACTCTTAGGGGTAGTTGCTTCCATTATTGCATTTATCATAGGAGTAAATCGAAATGAAAAGAATAGTTCTGCTACTGTTGATAGTATTGCAGACCCCATTATCAGCGATAACGTTGCCGAATTTAGGGATCGATCCAACGAAATGGTACGAGGGATTTTTAGTGATCGAGGCCATACAAGAAATCCAAACGATAGCGGAGGAACAAGTGTTCCAGATGGGCCAGGAAATGAAGCAGGAGTTCGAGGTAGTGTTCAACCAGAAGGACAATCAGATAGCAGTCCTACAGGGGCAGGTAAAAACACTTCGGGGAGTAGCAATAGCAACCTCAGTGGTGACAGTGCTAACATTCGTAGGGATAGCCGTGTTCCGATAAATCAAGATGACAAAGCCTTACTTGAGCATATTGAAGGTGCAATGATCAGACGAAAAGGTGGACATTTTCTTGCATTGCTTGCTATACAACAACTGCGGTATGGGGCTTTAACAGCAAAAGAGGTAGTGAGTATTTATAACCAAGCAAGAAAAGACCCGTCAATAATGTCTTATGATTGCATACTTGGAAAGAAGGACTACCTTATAACATATCATGCTAAAATGTTTTATACAAATGCTCAATCTCTTGAACGTTGCACCATGGAACAAGCAGAATATTTAATCCAAGAATGGGTAAATGGTGAAAATTCAGAGTTTAGACTTCTTGATTCTGTATTAAAACCGCTTTTTAATTCTACAAAAATAAAGAATGCAAAATATCTCGGTACTATTGCGTATAGGTGGGTATGAATGGAAATGCTACCAATAAACAAATACAGCCGTCCAGGTGTTAGAAGAATTTCCACGGATGCAATCATTGTACACTTCACTGGAGGCCCAGGACAAAATGCAGAACAAGTTCGATCTTTTCTAGAAAAAAGAACTTCCTTTGGTGGGTATACTTACTTAGTGGATGATGATGGAGTTCTTCAGTTAGCCAACGAATCAGAGATGACTCCACATGTTGGTGGCCAAATGACTCCATTATTTACAAAGAAGTTTGGTAAACAAAGAATGTATAATGGATACAGTATACAAAACTGGAGAACTATTGGAGTGTCATTTTGTCATCCAGATTCAACAGGTAAACCAACTGATTCCACATACAACCATTTAATTGGGCTTCTTGCCCAGTTGTGTTTGACCTACAATAAAGGACCAGCCAGCCTTTACCGACACTATGATGTGACTGGTAAAGACTGCCCGGCCTACTATGTAAAAAATAGAGTTATGTGGGAAAGACTAAAGAAAGATGTTTTTGAAATACTCGTTCTTAAATAGTCTTCCACGGATAAGCAGACTTCAAAGTATCAATCTCCTTGGCTAATTTTTGCTCCATGCCAGGGAGAGATTCTTTGAGCTTGTCTAAATGGTCTTCCGCTTCCTCTACAGAAGAGAAACCAAACTGTGATTTCAATTGTGCTAACACCCCATCGAGTTCACCTTCAAGTCGAGACTTCTTTGACTTGTTGTCCTCAATCTCTGCCTTCATCTTCATCAATAAAGATTCCACTATTTTACCTCCGTCATAAATTTTTTATCAGTTAACAACACATCATCATTAATGATTGCAAATGCTAACCCGTCTACATCCTGCAACACAGCCATATACATACCAGACAACAAATGAACTGCTACACCGTCTGAATGCTCTAAGACTGTTCCCTTTGGGATAACAATATCTTTCTTCAGTACGTACTGCTTTGGTTTTTGAATCTCTTCCTTTACTACTTCTTTTTTCATCTTTACTTCTCTCCTATGTAAATAACTTGATCAATTGTGTACACCATCTTTCTTTTTACTCCGACCTCATAATAATTGT